CAGATGGGAGTTTTGAATTTAAAGTTAAATTAACGAAACGAATTAAAGAAGATGAAACTGATACCTTAACCATGACTATTAAAGCTACACCTTATAGTGCCGGTTAATAATTAAAGGAGGTATGAAATAATGTCTATAACTAGAATTGCCGATGTTATTGAACCTAGTGTATTTACCCCGTATACCATTCAAAGGACAATGGAGTTGTCTGAGTTAATTAAGAGCGGAATTGCTCAAAATGACAGGGAATTTGATGCGCTCGCAAGCGGTCCCAATGTCCTTGTTAATATGCCTTATTGGAAAGATTTGACTGGCGATCTTGAAATTATGGATGATACTGGAGAAACCAGCCCTGGTAAAATCGAAGCGGGTAAGGATATGGCCAGGAAACTTGGTTTCGTGAAATCTTATGGGGCGAACGCGTTGAGTTCTTTGCTCTCTGGCGATGACCCAATGAGAGCTATTGCTGATTTGTTTGCAGCGTACTGGAATAGACAGTATCAAAAAATTTTGCTCGCTGTACTCGATGGGATTTTTGATTCTCCCAGTATGGCAGACAAAATTCATGATATTACTGGAGCTTCCGATTCTGACGCTCAATTGCTTAGCGGTAAAACTCTTTTAGATGCAATCCAGTTGATGGGTGACGCAAAAAGTGCAATAACAGGTATGATGATTCACAGCGCTACTGAAACTCATCTCGCAAAAAACGATTTGATTAAATATGAGAAAGAATCTGGCGGTAAGGTCGAAATGCCGTATTTCATGGGTAAGCGTGTTATTGTGGATGATAGTATTCCTGTTGATACAGAAACTGGCGCAACAATCGTTTATTTGTTTGGCGAAGGTGCGATTGCCTGGGGTAACGGTTCTCATCCCGATATTCTCCAAACAGAAGTTGTGAGACAAGGTCTTTCTCTCGCTGGTGAGGATATCCTCGTTAATAGGCGTATATCCATTCTCCATCCTCGTGGGGTGAAGTGGGTAGAGCCTAATGACGGTACAGAGAAAGCATTTCCGAAACTTACAGAATTGGCCACAGGCGCAAACTGGGTGAGAGTATACGAACCGAAAGCTGTTCGTATTGTGAAGTTTGTGTGCAAAATCACATAATGAGAGGGGTTTAATTCCCCTCTCTCTTTATTTAAAGGGAGGTGGAGGGATGCCAAAAGAGCTGACATTGGAAGAAAAGCGAATTCTAAAATTGCGTGAACGAGTGTTAGCAAATCAGAAGAAAAACGCCACCGAACCAGAACCGAAAAAAGGTGGTAAGAAGAATGCTAAAAAATGATGTAATCCAAAAACTTGAAATGTTTGGTTGTGTGGTGGATACTTATGCTGAGAAATTAGTTGATTTATGTATTGAAAAAGCTGAGAATTATATATTAAGTGCCACTAACCAAACCGAAATACCGCAAGGTTTACACCAAGTTACTGTAGATATGGTTGTTGGTGAATATTTGTTTATTTTGAAAGCCACTGGGAAACTTCCTGATAATTTTAATCTCGAAATGGTTGTCAAACAAATCAGTGAAGGAGACACAACTGTTACTTTCGCTGTTGATGGGAGTAAAACACCGGAACAGAGACTGGATGCGTTGATTAACAAATTAACAACACCACCTTCCGAATTGTTGGCTAAATACAGGAGGCTAAAATGGTAAATGCGGCGAGAAGAGCGATTGAATCGCTTTATACGGGAAGATGTACTGTAATTGAGTATCGAAAAATCAAAAAAGCCAACAAATCAACTGGTTTCGAGGAAGTAACAGTTATCGAGAATCAACCTTGTAGGTTATCTTACTCTAGAGTAACAAAAGCGAATGAGACAGAATCTGCTACAGAGATTACTCAAACGCCAAAAGTATTCCTCCCTCCGGAACTTCAAATAAAACCTGGCTCCAAACTAGTTATAACCCAAAACGGCAGAACAACAGAATTCAAAAACTCCGGAGAACCCGCTGTATATTCCACTCATCAAGAAATAATGTTGGAATTGTTCAAAGGGTGGACGTAATGGTCAAATGGGGCGATTGTGATTTTAAGGAGCTAAAAAAGTTTAAGGAGAAATTAATTGAATTTCAGAAGAACGAATGGGATAAATTCTGTGAAGATAGTGCCAAAGAATTAGCCGCGAGGTTATTGAGAAAAGTAATTAAACGCACTCCAGTTGGACAATATCCAGCTGGTTCTGGTAAGGTAGGGGGCACACTTCGAAGGGGTTGGACAGCTGGCGGTAAATCTAACGCCGCTTCTTATGCGCGCTCATTACCTATTACTAAAACCGGCAACGTGTATCAAATCGAAATAATTAATCCAGTACATTACGCTTCATATGTTGAATATGGGCACAGAACTGTTAACCATAAAGGTTGGGTTCGAGGGAGATTTATGTTGACAATTTCTGAGCAAGAAATAGATGCTCAAGCTCCTAAAATTTTGGAAAAGAAAATCCAAAAGAAGTTGGAGGAGCTGTTCAAATGATTAATAAGATAATTGACGGAATCTGCATGGCTCTTAATCTCGAATTCGGGGATGAATACGAAATTTACACTGAATCAATAGAACAAGGTTTAGAAGAACCTTGTTTTTTTATTAACTGTTTGAATCCTACAAGTGATTTATTTATAGGGAATAAGTATTGGCGAACAAACCAATTTTGTGTGCAGTATTTCCCCAGTACAAACGAACCGTATAAAGAATGTAATGAAGTGCAGGAAAGATTATACGATTGTTTAGAACTAATCGAAGTCAATGAGGAGTTAGTTCGTGGTTCTAAAATGAATGGAGAGATAATCGATGGAGTTTTGAATTTTTTTGTTAATTATGATGTATTCGTTAGAAAAGTTGGGATTCCAGGTGAGTTTATTGGAGAAATTGATTATACCATTAGACCAAAGGAGTGATGTGAATGGCTAAGGTGGAAAAAGAAAAAATTACTTTCGCTAAAGAACAGTTGTTAGATTCGAAGAAATATAGTCACAGAAAAGACATCTTACAAGTATTACTCAAAGATAACCAGCAGTACACGTTTGAGCAAGTAGACAACCTCATTAATGGTTTCTTAAAAAGGAAGGTGAAATAAATGGCTCTTGGCGGTGGGACTTTTATTGCGCAGAACAAAATCTTACCTGGCGCTTATATTAACTTTATTTCTTTGGCCAAAGCTACATCTGCATTGTCTGATAGAGGAATAGCAGCTATGGCTTTGGAGTTGGATTGGGGTCCTGAGGGTGAAGTTTTTGAGGTAACTAAGGAAGATTTTTTAAAGAACTCGCTTAAAATCTTCGGTTACGATTACTCTCACGATAACCTGAAAGGTTTACGTGATTTGTTCCTTAATATCCAAAAGTTATATGTCTATAGGTTAACCAGTGGAGGGGTTAAAGCCACAAATGCATTTGCAACGGCCAAATACTGCGGACCACGTGGAAATGATTTGAAAATTGTTATCCAAACCAATGTTGATGATGATCAGAAGTTTGATGTTAAAACCGTACTCGGAACAACTGTTGTGGATGAACAAACTGTGGCTTCTTCGGTTGAATTACAGGATAATGACTTTGTGACATTTAAAACTGACGCTCAATTAACTGTTACTCCCGGTACTGCGTTAGCTGGCGGTGAAAACGGAATAGTTGATGGAACAGCACATCAGAACGCTCTGGATGCGTTTGAGGCATATAGTTTTAACGCTCTCGGCGCTGTAACAACTGATGACACTATTAAATCTCTCTACGCAGCTTACACCAAACGCATGAGGGATGAAGTTGGTCAGAAATTCCAATGCGTCCTCTATAATCACGCTGCTGATTACGAAGGTGTAGTCAACGTTAAGAATAAAGCTACTGAAGAGGAACCGGCTCTGGTTTATTGGGTTACTGGTGCAATCGCAGGGTGCCCAGTTAATAGGTCTAACCTTAACAAGATATATGACGGCGAATATACGGTGGAAGCTGATTACACTCAGGCGCAGTTAGAGGATAGTATTAAAAACGGACAATTTACGTTCCACAAAGTTGGGTCCGACATTCGTGTGCTCTCTGATATCAACTCGCTTGTAACTTTCACTGAAGATAAAGGTGCTATATTCCAGGATAACCAGACGATTAGAGTTATTGACCAGATTGCAAATGATATTGCTGTAACGTTTAACACTAAATATCTCGGCGTTGTTCAAAATAATGAATCTGGTAGAATTAGTTTTTGGTCTGATATTGTGAAACATCATGAGGAATTACAAGCCTTGGGTGCTATTGAAGATTTCTCTGATGAAGATGTTATTGTTGAACCTGGCGAAAGTAAAAAATCGGTAGTTGTAAATGACAAAATTACTGTTGTTAATGCTATGGCTCAGTTGTATATGACTGTCGTTGTAGCTTAAAGGAGGGGTGATAATGGCTAATGTGATGTTGTCTAAAGACGCTATTTCAGCGAAAACTGCAGAGTGTTTTATTACTATTAACGGAAACAGATATAACTTCATGAACTTGATTAATTTTGAAGCGACGATTGAGAAAACAAAAGCTGAAGTTCCGATTTTAGGGCGAGTTATGCGAGGGCATAAAACTGTTGGTCTGTCTGGGAGTTTCAGCGGAACAGCTCATTATAATACCTCTGTGTTAAGAAAACTATTAGTTGATTATAAAAACACAGGTATCGATACTTATTTCGAAATCCAAATTACAAATGAGGACCCAGCTTCCGCAGCTGGTAGACAGACGATTGTTTTACTTGGTTGTACTACTAATGGCGGTACACTTGCAAAATTTGATGCGGATGGTGAATATTTGGATGAAGAAATTGAAGGGACTTTTGAGGATTTCAAGATGCCTGAGGAATTTAGATTATTAATGGGTATGTAAAGGGGTGATTAAATGTCAAACTTGAGGTTATTTCTAAAACAAAATAAAAAAGTAAAAGAAAACACTAAATATGCGGCCACAAAATCATTAGTAGATGAAAATGGAGAGCCACTATTGTGGGAAATCCGTCCAATCACAACTAAAGAGGATGAGAAACTCAGAGACGAATGCACTCGTGAAGTACCAATTCCTGGTAAACCGAATATGTATAGATACAAACTTGATGCTACGGAATATATGACGAAATTAGCGGTAGCTTCAATTGTATTTCCAAACTTGTATGATGCTGAACTCCAGGATTCTTATGGTGTGAAAACACCTGAAGATTTGTTAAAAGAGATGATTGACGATCCTGGGGAATATAATGAATTACTTTTGTTTATTCAGAATTTCAATGGGTTTTCGACACTCGATGATAAAGTTGAAGAAGCAAAAAACTAATAGAAGGAGGTGATAGTGATGCTAATATTGCTTACTATTGCCTCCATAAATTCCATATGCTTCCTAGTGAATATGTAAATTTAAGTGATGAGGAAAAAGCATTCATTATAGCTGCGATTCAGATTAAAGCGGAACAAGAGGATAAAGAACGGAAAAAATTGGAGAGAACGACAAAAAGAATGAGGAGGAAGTAGAGATTCAAAGTTTCTACTTCCTTCGCTTTTTTTATATGAAAGGCGGGTGAGAGAATGGCGAGTATCGCAACACAAATACAATTATATGATCTTGCGTCCGGACCACTAATGAATATAACTAACGCACTAAATGCGACATTAAATGCCTTTCATTCGGTTGATCAAGCGGCTAATAGTACGTTCGATACAGCCACTTTTGACTATGCGAGAGAACAGCTTAACAAGGCTAATGCTGCACTGGTACAAATGGAAGAAAATTTAAGACGAAATGAAGAGCAACAGAACAGGTTTAATAATTCACTCAATAGAGGAACTTCAGCCGCTAGTAATCTTGAAAAGAAACTTCGAAACATAGCGGCGGCTTATCTTAGCATCCAGTCTGTGAGACAAACGATAGGTTTATCGGATCAAATGGCACAAACAAGAGCGAGATTAGAATTGATTATTGATGATAAAGGTTCAGTTGAAGATTTGGAGAAAAAAATATTTGCTGTTGCTCGAAATTCGAGAGCGTCATTTAACGAGGTGGCGGATAGTGTAGCAAAACTTGGCTTGACTGCGGGAAAAGCTTTTAAAAACACTGATGAAATACTTGCTTTCACAGAGCTAATGAATAAAAACTTTATTATCGCTGGCACATCGGCACAAGAACAAGCTGCGGCCATGTACCAATTGACGCAGGCTATGGCGTCGGGTAGACTTCAAGGAGATGAGTTTAGAAGTATTATTGAAAACGCTCCATTATTAGCTAAATCAATTGAAGATTACATGATAAATGTTAAAAAAGCAAAAGGTACAATGAAAGACTGGGCAAAAGAAGGAATGCTTACTGCGGATGTGATTAAAGCCGCAGTGTTTAGATCAGCAGATGAAATTGAAAAGCGATTTGAAAAAATGCCTCGAACTTTTGCCGACACTTGGACGCAATTGAAAAATGATGCTCTTATGGCATTTAATATAGTACTTCAAAAACTAAATGAAATCGCAAATAGTGAAGAATTTCAAATGATTATCCAGAAAGCTAGAAACGCTTTAATTACCATGGCCAATATTGGTGTGCAAGTGGTAGATGTACTTGGTAAAGGAATAAAATTTTTAGCAGACAATTGGTCAACTGTTGTACCTCTATTTTGGGCGGCAACTGCTGCTATGGGAGCGTATGTATTAATAACAAAAACCGCAGTATTATGGACAGGATTAAAAGCGGCAGCAATGGGAGTAGCTGGAACCGCGACTGCCCTTTATAATATTACGTTAGCTGCGGCGGCGTTTGCTACAGGTAACTTAACTTTAGCACAGCACGCCTTAAATGCCGCAATGATGGCTAATCCCATATTACTCATTGTAGCACTTATTGGGTTACTTGTTTTCTGGATTTATAGATGGATTCAATCTGTTGGTGATCTTCAAATAGCTTGGAAAATCTGTATGCACAATATTTTAAAAGCATGGGACGCAGTAAAAATTGGATTTTTTACTGGTGTATATTGGATTTTGAATTTATGGGATAGATTGGGTCTTGGAATTAA